CGGGTCGTTACTTAAAGTATTCCAGCCTTTAAGTTTATATATGGGATCTTAGCTCAGCTGGGAGAGCATCTGCCTTACAAGCAGAGGGTCACAGGTTCGAGCCCTGTAGGTCCCATTGTCTTTCGATATTTTTGAGAGAGAAAGTGTTGACAATGTATTAGATATGTGATAATATGTTGCACATGCCGATATGGCTCAATTGGCAGAGCAGCTGATTTGTAATCAGCAGGTTATCGGTTCGAGTCCGATTATCGGCTTTTACTCTTATGAGTAAAAGTGAAGAACTTAATAGGTTTGGGGGAATTCCCGAGAGGCCAAAGGGGACAGACTGTAAATCTGCTAGCACTGCTTTCGGTGGTTCGAATCCACCTTCCCCCATTGTTCAGTCACTCTTTTTAAGAGTGAGTTTTATTCTGAATATTGTTGTCGCGGGGTAGAGCAGTCTGGAAGCTCGTCGGGCTCATAACCCGGAGGTCGCAGGTTCAAATCCTGTCCCCGCAATTATGCCTTGATAGCTCAGTTGGTAGAGCAGAGGACTGAAAATCCTCGTGTCACTGGTTCGATTCCGGTTCAAGGCATTTAATTTTATTATGGGATACTAGCTCAGGCGGTAGAGCACTTGACTTTTAATCAAGTTGTCCCGGGTTCGAGTCCCGGGTGTCTCATCAGTGTGAAACGGCTCAAGGCTTTGATTTACAAGGCTTTGAGCCGTTTTTTAATTTCTATGGTGGTTGAAAATGAGTCGTTTTAATGCAAAATAAATGTCTAAAAATGTCTAAAATCGCTTTTCTAAAAGTAAGATGTCTAATAAATGTCTAAGAGATTTATAGTGATATTGCAGTCTCTATAGAGTTATTTACTTGCTCTTTATCTACTAAAATATGACTGTACACATCTATAACCATTTTTTCAGTATCACCCAGCAGTTTAGCAATCATCTTTGTAGATATAGCAGGTACTTGATAGCACAGACGAGTGCAGTAGTTATGCCTGAAGATGTGTGGGGTAAGACCGTGTATAATCCTGATTGTATCTGTACCGCCTGCAGCAATATTCATTTTCTTTATGATTTGTTCCCACATTTTTTCAAAGCTTGATAAAGTCATTTCCGAACCGTCTACCTTAGTGATTAAATAATTGTCTACTGTCTTTATGTAGTCCTTTAAAAAGTCTTTTAGATATCCGGGCATTGGCACTGTTCGTTGCCCCCTAACTGTCTTAGTTTCTTTTATGTAAGACCTATTGACCTCAAAAGCCATAGACTTTGTTATGCTTATTTCAGCATTTTCAAGTGATATATCATACTTAGTAAGCGCCAAGGCCTCGCCTCTTCTCAAGCCACAACCGTATAAGAGATATATAAAGCACTTTTCTCTGCCGGTAAAATCTGCGGTCTTTATTGCCCTGATTTCAAGCTCTGTAAGGGCTCTCTTTTCTTTGCTCTTGTATGAGGGCAACTCTAAATCATCTACAAGCGTATGTGCCACATTTATTGGTATTAGTTGAGCTTTTGAAGCGGATTTTAGAATTTGCTTTAAGGTCAATGCAAGTTGTTGACAGGTTCGGGGTCTATCCACTCTTTCATTTATTAAGCTTTGTAATCTTGCGTGAGTAAGGTGCTGTAAAGGGATATCTGACAAGTCGATTATATGCTTGTCTATGATGTTTTTGTACATAAGGTATGTATTTCTTGAGCGATTTACCTTGTATGTATCAAGCCATTCTATAGCATAGTCATAAAGCGATATATCGCTGGAAGTTACATATTCTCTTTTATATACTTTATCTTTAAGTTCATTTACTTTCTTTTCCAGATCGGCGCTGGACTTCTTAGATATTAAGTTTATTCTGTGTTTAGATCCGTCGGGGTTATAAGTACCGTCCCACACCTTTGCACGGAAATAGCCGTCTTTCCCTTTACTGTATTTAGCCTTTGCCATATGTACCTCCTTAATTTTGAGTATAAAAATAACAGCATTGTCAAACAGCTGTTACAGTGGTACAATATAGCTTGTCTAGGGCGTATACTGTAAGCGTAACAGCCTTACAATGTATATGTGTGCCACTTGGTATTGGCGTACCGGGTGGCTTTTTTAATTAAAAAATCTCTAGGTTCGGCTTTGTCCTGATACTGGGGGCGTACTGCTAGAGATTACTTATCCTTAACTAATAAGGTTTTCGCATCTCTAGGGTAGCATGTTTAAAGTTAAAAATCAAATAATTAATGGAAGTAGTTCCACCATTCTGTCAATGATATCGTCAGGAAGTGAGAAAAGAGCGAATATATTCTTGCCATTAAAATCAACATCTTTGTAGGGAGAGAATACACTGTCTAAGTCACGGATAAAGTTAGATATCGCATAGTTATTTCGCAACAGAATAAGTATTGCGAATATTATTGCGGCATTCCCTTTTCTACCGGAACTGTGTACTATATTTATTCCATCCATGAAGTTATGCGATAGTGTTTGTAATTGCCTTTTAGGAAGTTCGATTTTAAACGTTTCACTGAATACTTTATTGCCGTGCGCAATAGTATTTCTATATTCTTTACACAAATCCAACGATTTTATAAAAAACTCCCTCTTGTCTAAAGGATTAAGTCCACTGAGAGAATTAAAATAATCCAATAGTTCATCTTTCAAAGCAGGCTTAAGAATTTTATACCAATGGATGGTTTCTCCAAGAGATATGGAAGTTGTGACAATCCAAGGTGGTATATGGTTTTTGCTTTTGTAATGAGTAACACTTAATCCGGCTTGGTGACCGCATATATCTTTTTTGATACTTTTCAATGTATTATTCCGAAAAGGAGAATTTATGTAGTTATTCCTGCATAAATAATCTGACGGATTTGTATTTTTAAAGTCATTATAGTCAGTGTAAACACCGTAATTCTTAGCAACTAAATAGGCCAATTTGCACTTTACTGAGTTTTCTACACATGAGATGTATTTTAAAAGCACACTTGAAAAGCTGATATTTATCATGTGAAGAGTGTACAGCATTTCAAAAGATGTACCCGGTATGAAAGTATCAGAATTACAATTCAGTATCAAAGAGTTCTTATACCCATTTACAACTGTATAATAAGAAACATCCTGAAGTACAATCTTTGCAAAATCCATATCATTGATGCTCAGCCCTCTATTCTTTAATATTTCAAGTTGTTCATCAAATGTTTTAAAAGGTTTATCGTATGGCAAGAAAAAAAGCCTCCTTATCAAGCTGATAAGAAAGGCTTTCTCTCTAATCTCTCTAGCAGAGATCATTTACACTGCTTATCTTATCAACAATAGTTATAATTGTCAAGCAAATTTGACGGGGTCTCCAACCTCAATAGCTCTGTTTTTGATTTTTAATGCGTCAATACTTGAGTCATCAATATTTAAAGGTGCAATAACTTCAACAGTATTATTTACTAAAGGTGAAATAGCAAATAATGGCGATTGCTTCTTTGTTTTCGTTTCACTGTTTTCACACACAGCATAATTATCAGTGGCGTCAATAACTGTTACTTTCCCTTTGATATAGTCATATATACCGAGGGAAGTACCGTCCAAGTCATTTAATTCAGCCTCAGGAAAGTACACACACAATCTATCTCCCGTATTTACCACGCTTTTTCCAACGTTTATTATTAATCGAGTTTTGCTGAGGATTCGTATTACATTACCTATATAAGCATCCCCGTATAGCTTTTGTTGTTCTTTAAATTTCTCTATATCCATAGTTGTACCCTTTACTTATTTAGTGCATTTTTAAAACTTCCCTCTAAGCTCTACAATCCTCTAACTTACTTCTCGGCTTTGTCACAGCTGTCCTTGTTGGCTAACCTAACGTTGTAGTAAAAAGTTTTCCGAAACTGTTAGGGCTGAGATTATATAAAACATATCTCTTAAAGAAGATGCCACTGTTTGACTTCATAAAAATTTGTTTTTTATGCTTGTAGAGATAGGCTTTTGCAACTATTTCATTATCCTTTAGTACATGTTGACCATTTTCGGTATTTTCTATGTCATATCCAAGCCTATGCAGGATATCAGAGTAAATAGGGTCTAAACAGTCAGACTGTTCAATTGAATAAGGAACTTCAGGTGATGAATTAAAAGTTATGCCGGTATCGCCGTTAATGTATAATTGCATTGCTTTATGTAGTATAGGACGATACTTGTCCACAACATTTTTGGTTTTTACACCTTCATATAAATCTTTTAGAAAAAACCTTACTAATTCATCACTTGGATATTCGAACTCATAGCGAAGGATAGACTTAAATTCATCAATGTATCTTAGTTCTGACGCTGCTCCAAGTATTAAATCAACATCAAATACATCTTTTGAGAATTTTTGAAGTTCGTTTAACTGTGCCGGCTTAATATCTGACAAATCTACTTCAAGGAAAGGATTTTCGTCCATCTTATTTGGTTCTACTAAGTCACTATAAAATTTGTAAACTTTCCCATTGGTTAAAATTGCAAACTTAGCCGGAGTAACAGAAAAATATCTATACAGTTGAGATGTATGCTTTTTCAATTTTTCGCCTACATATTTTGCTTCTATCAATATAATGGGTTGTCCATCCTTCATAATGGCATAGTCAACTTTTTCGCCCCTTTTGGTACCTACATCAGCTGTATACTCAGGAACAAATTCTATCGGATTGAAAACATCATATCCTAAAAGCTGAAAGAATGGCAAAATCAGAGTCATTTTTGTTGCTTCTTCAGTTCTGATATTTTTAGCATGTTCAAGTTTTTTAGAGAACTCCTGTAATTGTTCTTCAAAACTCATTTTTAAAACGCCTCCCTCGTTTTTTATTAAAATTTTCCTCTAAGCTCCACTACTTTACCTATGATATTTACCGGCAAATCAATTATGTCTTTTTTGCTAAAGAACATAGGTTCATAGTCAGGGTTTAAAGATATCAGGCTTATGCCGTCATCATGCTTTTGTAGTCTTTTACAACAAGCGTCATACCCATTGACTTTAGTAATTACGATATCTCCTGAATCTGCATCTGGCTGTACTCTAACAATTACTACATCCCCATTCTGTATTCGTGGCGACATGGAATTACCTTTTATGCGAAGTCCAAAGAACTCCCCTCGTCTTGCAAGATCTTCGTCTATCTCCTCATAATCAATTATATCCTCTATAGCTTCTATAGGTATACCGGCTGCTACATCACCGAGGACGGGAATTTTTACGCCTCTTGGCTTTTCATGTGGTTCGGGATTACCATTTGGCAAATTATCATTACTATTCCAACCCATAAGCTTAGCAGGAGTTGTTTCTAATATTTTGGCTATAGGCTCAAGTGTGCCTACAGGAAAATTCTCAATATCGTTACTCTCATATCTGTATACAGTTGCTCTATTTTTACCAAGTCTATCAGCCACTTCATCGACTGATAAGCCAAGCTCTCTTCGTCTTTGTTTTATTCTTTCACCTATCGTCATCTTAAAAACTCCTTTTATTAGGATATTGTAATTATATAACTTTATTTGCAAATATGCAACAACTAAATATATAAAAAATAAAAAAATCGCATTTAACGCAAAAATAGTGTTGACAAAAATTATAAAAAGATTTATTATAAGTTTGTCGCAGAAATGCGATAGAAAGGAATACAAAATATGAATGTTAATAAGCTAAAAGGAAAAATTGTAGAGAATGGGCTTAATGTCTCACAATTAGCATCTTCCATTGGTATAGATAAGACAACTCTGTATAGGAAGCTTACATCCAATGGCGATACACTGACTATAAGCGAAGCTGAAAAAATAGCTAGAACGCTAAATCTATCAATGGAAGATGTAAATGCAATTTTTTTTGCTGATTTTGTCGCATAATATGCGAATTTAAAAAAGGGAGGTGATTTTATAAATGATTTAAAAATATCCTTGGCGGCCGCAAGAGTAAATGCAGAGCTTAGCCAAAGGGAAGCAGCAAAAATGTTGAAAGTAGGACAGCAAACCATTCTGAATTGGGAAAAAGGAAAAGTAGCAATCCCTGCATTTCAGCTTGAAAGACTGGTAGGGATTTATCAGATTCCAATTGAGAACATAAGAATTAAAAAGAGCTGCACAGCTCAGAACCAATGAGTTATGCAGCAAAAGTAGCAATTATTTTTTCTTACTTGGTGTTTGTGATAAAGCAGAACCAGCTACAGATTTGGAAGCAGAGCTTGTTCTTTTATCACGAAGAATTTTAGATGCAGTAGATGCAACTCTTTTAGAAGTTTTTTTATTAGCCATAGACACCTCCTTTCATAGATTTTGGTTAAGTATATTACTACGGAATAGGGAAGTCAAGGGCAAATATACAATATATAGTATTAAAATTGCAAAATATAAACTATATATTGTGGCAAAAAGTAAACTGAAATAAGTAGAAGTAGGCAGAAGTAGTTGTTTTTACAAACAGAAAATTAGGAGGTGATTTTATAAAAATAGAAAAGTGGTGCAACCACGAAATCAGATTTGTAGAAAAAGATGGCGAATGGTGGGCGGTGGCTACAGATATAGCAAATGCTTTAGGGCATAGAGATGCAAACAATGCTTTAAAGAAAATGAAGACTAAATATAAGGGTACTCACAAAGTTAGTACCCCGAGTGGAATACAAAATGTGACTATCCTAAATGAAAAAGGTATTTATCGCCTAATTATGAGGAGCAATAAGCCTGAAGCTGAAGAATTTCAAGACTTTGTTTATGAAGTAATTAAGGGTCTCCGTGAAGCATCAGGATATGAGGGCTTTGAGATATTCCGAATGCTTGATAAAGAACATCAAAAGGAAATGATGAAAAAGCTTCAGGAAGGACTTAAAAAGCCTGCAAGGGTTGATTATATCAAGGCTAATACGATAGCAAATAAGGCTGTATCACTGAAGCATGGATATCCAAAGATGGTAAAGAAAGCGGATATGGCTCCGGAGATGTTAAAGGATAGAGAGCCGATACTTGTGGATACAGTGGAGTTGATGACGGTCAAAGACAAGTACGGCTTAGATGTATCAGTAAGCGATACGATTTATAAGAAAAGTGAAGAAAAGGTAGGGTAGGAGAGAACATGGAATTAAAAGATATTAACACTTGTGAGTTGGTAGAAGAACTCAAAAAGAGGGAAGGTGTAGAAGTTAAAATTGCAGAACCGCATAAAGATATGTCGGTATCGGTAAACGGTCCTGCTGTTGTTTTGGTAGTCGTTGATTAACCTATTTTGCTGTATGGGTAGTGCCCTTTTACATAGGTGGCTAAATAGCTACCTTTAGAAGATGCATTCACGAGTTCGTTATAAACATATTCAGGAACACCGGAATAGCTGTACAAGGAGCCATTTTTAAAGCGTACATATAAAGTGCCTTTTTCATACCCTACGGCGTCTAGGTTTGAGGATGATACAGAAATCATATTCATTAACTAGTCCCTCCTTTCTAAGTACTCGGCTTGGCAGAGCCTGTAAGTAGATTGTAGGAGAGATTAGAGGGAAAGTAAATAGGAGGATATATAAACATGAATGAAAAAGAAAGTAGCAAAGAAGCCTTAGAAAAGATACTGCTTAGATACATTGAGCGTTTAACTAAAGAGGGAACAGCCGAACAAGTTTCAATAGTGGCACATGAGTTGGTAGAACTTATAAATTGCGAAGATAAAGGTTTAGACAAATTTTCGAATGAAGAGCTGATTAGAGAACTTAAGCAGAGAAAAGGTGCTAGAGATATTGAATTTATACTTTAAGGAGAACAAGAATGAAAACAGAGAATGCGATTAAATATGCAGAAGCCTTGAAAGGGATTTCCTACAGAGATTGGCAGATGTTAAAGGTAGGTATGGACAGGATGTTTCAGGGCAAATTAAAAGAGCTTGAGCCGGAACTCAAACTCTCAGACACTGAACAAGTTGGCAGACTTATTCAGTCACAATTTGGGAGTTATTTATGGGGAGCGTCCCGGTTAAATAGGAGTAAAACATGAAGTATCTAACAAAGGATGGAGGCTCTTTTGATACAGAGCCGTGCATTGAAGAGTTGATAGAGGTAATCAAAAAATATAAAGTGCCTCTTGCGATTTTAAATGCAATGCTTAAGGAAACAGAAAGAGAGATTAAGGATAGGATAATTATCCAGTGATAGAAGAAGACTATGAAAAAAGAAGAGGTGATAAGTCAGCTTAATGACCTTTGGGAACATTGCCACAGCATGATAGATCGCAGGGATGAGAATTGTGTTTGGCGTAAGGATGTAAAGGCATTAGAAGAGGCTATAAGGATTATACAAAATGTCAAAGTGAGGAGTTTTTCAAAGAAGAGAAGAAGACTATGAAAAAAGAAGAAAAGGATTACAAGACACGTAGGGGCTGGACCTTAGAAGAAATAGCAACACTGTCAGAGCTTAAGGCAAACGGCGTTAGAATTGTAGAGATTGCAGAGAGGCTGAATCGTAACAACTCATCTATATTTAAAAAGATTGGAAATATGGGTGCCGATTTGTATGACAGTGATACTTGGAAGAATTATGCATCTCAAGGGTCGCCTTGGAAAAAGACCGAGCTTAGACTTGTCAAAGAAATAATGAAAAATGGAGGATTCAAAGAAGCGGCACTTAGAGTTCCTCATAGTCCGGGGTCAATACAGACAAAGCTCTTCCGAATGGGCAAAGATTTCTTTGACGAAAGTACTTGGGATAAGTATGCGATAGATTAGGAGAAAATTATGGAGTATCCAAGAAAAATAATGAAAATGTCAGAGCTTAAAAGTTTAGGTTTTCCACAACCTTTGCTTATGGAAGCTTATAGAGACCCGAAACAGGATTTCGCTACAAAAGTGGATCCATCAAAAACAAATTCAACGATAATATTCGACACAGCTGGTTTTGATAAGTGGATAGCAAAGAGGATAAAAATGCAGACGGCTGAGTTTGCAAGTCAAAGAAGACGACCTGCAAGAGGTGCAGGGTGGAAGATGGTAAGGGATGTGGTGTAAATATGATGACTGAGAACCAGATTGAAGCAATAAAAAGAATTTTTGATAAGTGTATAGAGGTAAACAAAAAAGGAAGAGCAGAAGTGTTTTTTGACTGGCATCCGCACACAAGTCAGGTTGATGTTAGTATACATGTTCCAAACTGGAATATGAACAAAAAGTGTAAGAGCATGAATTTCTACTATGATAATTTAGACATTGAATACGATTACCCGATTATGAATTCGTACAAATTGAATACGATAGAAAAAGAATTGGATAAATACATTTAAGGAGGCAATATGAAACAGGAAGAATTAAAAGAGGCTTTAAAAGAAGATTTCACAAATATGGACCTGAGAGGATGGAGCTTCAAAGGTCAGAACTTATCAGGGGCAAATTTTAGCAATGCAGACCTTGAGGGTGCTTGCTTTATAGATACAGTTCTTGTCAGTACAAATTTTGAGGGCGCAAATTTAAAGAATGCGGACTTCTCATGTGTTAATGCATGGTCAGCAAACTTTAATGAGACGAACTGCAAAGATACTGTATTTTTATCTGCAAACTTGACAGAAGCAAGCTTTGAGGGTGCGGATCTGGACTGCGCGTCATTCGCACAGGCAAATTTAACTGAAGCAAACCTTCAGGACACGAACATCATTGCAGCTGAATTTGATAATACAGTGGGCGTTTTTCCTGTGTGTCCGACACATGACAGCTTTATAGGATGGACTATTGGAGAAGATGAAGAAGGAAATGAGTGCTTGGTTGAAGTATCTATTCCTACATGGGCTCAGAGAAGTTCGGGAACAACAAGAAAATGTAGAGCGGAAATACTGTATATAGAATCTATAGAAAGATTGAAAGATGGCTATGATCCGATTGAGGTTACTTTAAAAAACAGAAATTACATCTTAACTGAGAATGATGTTGTGCGAGATAACGACTACGAAGTAGACCGATTCAAGGTAAGCTCTACAGATTTGTACTTCTGGATATCAAAAGAAGAGGCACTGGCGCATGCGAGGAAGCACATATGACAGTAGAGCATAATAAGAGATGGACTGAAAGGAAGAAGAATATGTCTAAGGTAGCAGAAGAAAAAGTAATTGTGCCGGATGTGTGGTCCGGTAAAAGAATTGAAAGAAGAATAGAGACCCTTGAGGGCAGGCACAGTAAGCAGGCAGAGGCTTTAAAGGAAAGAATTAAGGAGCTTGAGTACACTCTTGACGGCATTGAGAGGGCATTCTGGTGTGGACTGATAGGGCTTATATTACTTGATTTGGCTATATTAGTGATAGCAATTTTTTAATAGAAAAGGAGATAGATATGATTAACTTAACATTTGAAACATTTGATGAGATGGTAGCTTTTGCAGGACAGATACTTGGTACTCAAACGGAGAAAGCGGTAGCTGTGCCGGTAGTACAGAATACTGCAACAGGTACAGCGGTAGCGCCAACTGAGCCGATACCTACAGCACCGGTAGTACAACAACCTACAGCACCAGTAACACCGCAGGCACCAGTAACACCGCAGGCACCAGTAACACCGCAGGCACCAGTACAAATGCCTACCTACTCTATTGATCAGATAGCAGTCGGGGCAATTCAACTTAAAGACGCAGGAAGATTAGGGGAGTTTCAGCAACTTTTAGCAAGATTTGGAGTAGCAGCGCTTACTCAGTTACAGCCGGCACAGCTTCCTGAGATTGCTGCCGAGCTGCAAAAGATGGGGGTAAAGCTTTAATGGTCAAACATGCAGTTTTAAGCGCATCGGGGGCGCACAGGTGGCTGGAGTGCACCCCCAGCGCAAGGCTTGAAGAGAATTTCGAAGACAGACCGTCAGAGAGTGCAAAGGAGGGGACGCTTGCACATGCAATAGCCGAAGCGAAAGTAAGAAATATGCTTATAGATCCGTTGCCTAAAAGGTCTTTTAGCAAGATACTTAAAGACTTCGCAAAGCACGAACTTTATAAAAAAGAAATGGATACCCTTACTGATGAATATGTGGAGTACATAAGAGAGATAATGCTTTCATACGCACAAAAGCCGTATATCGCTGTTGAGGTTAAACTTAATCTTGATAGGTATATACCAAACGGTTTCGGCACAGCGGATTGTGTAATTATAGCAGGAAATGACTTGCACATTGTAGACCTTAAATACGGAAAAAGCACAGCAGTAAGGGCGGAAGATAATCCACAGTTAAAGTTGTACGCGCTTGGGGCTGTGGGAGAATATGAGTTATTTTATGATATTCAAACCGTGCATATGCATATCTTTCAACCAAGGAATTCCGAAGGTGGCGGAACTTGCAGTCTTAGCGAGCAGGATTTAAAGGCTTGGGCGGAAAGTATAAAACCCGACGTGGAAATGGCGTATATGGGTGCAGGAGAGCAGAAAACGGGCGCATGGTGCGGTTTTTGCAAGGCAAGACCTATATGTCAAAAACACGCAGATAAATGCGGAGAGCTTGCGGCACTGGAATTTAAAAAGCCGGAGCTTCTTACACTTGAAGAGGTGGGTGCTATCCTGCAGCAGGCAAGAGATGTAGCAAGTTGGGTAAAAGTTTTAGATGAATGGGCTTTAGCGGAAGCATTAAAAGGCACCGACATACCCGGCTGGAAAGCGGTAGCAGGCAGAAAGACAAGAAGTTGGTCAGATATGGATGAAGCGTTTAAGAAGCTTACTGACAGCGGCATAGATGAGGCTGTTTTGTGGAAAAAAACTCCGCTTACATTAGCGCAAGTAGAGGATGAGATAGGTAAGAAGGATTTCGCCACCTTAGTGGGCGATATGGTGACAACAAGTACAGGTAAGCCGGCGCTTGTACCCGAAAGCGATAAAAGGCCAGCATTAAAGATTAAAGCAGCAGATGAATTCAAGGAGGAATCAACAAATGAGTAAAGTAATAACAGGAAAAGTAAGATTTAGTTATGTGGCACTTTTAAACCCAAGAAACGACTTAAACGGAAACAGTAAATACAGCGTAACAGCTTTATTACCTAAGTCAGATATTCAAACAAAACAAGCTATTGACACGGCTATAGCGCAGGCTATAGAGGAAGGCAGAAATGGGAAGTGGAACGGAGTAGTTCCTCCTGTAGTACCTAACCCAATCCACGATGGCGACGGGGTAAAAGATAGCGGTGAGCCTTATGGCGATGAGTGCAAAGGGTGTTGGGTATTTACAGCATCAACAAATGCAGATCCGACAAGGCCTAGACCTGAGATAGTAGGCCCGGACTTACAGCCGATAATGAGCGCAACAGAAGTTTATTCAGGAATGTATGGCAGACTTTCAGTAAATTTCGCTCCATACTTTAGCGCAGGAAAAAGAGGAATAGGATGCTATCTTAACAATGTTCAAAAGCTTGAAGATGGAGAGCCTTTGGCAGGAACTAAAGCATCAGCATCTGAAGATTTTGGAACTTCACAAGTACCGCAAGCTCAAAACCAAACTTATGTACCTCAGGGTCAGGCGGCTTATGGGGTAGTAGGGGCACAACCGCAGTATGGGCAACCTGTGCAACCGCAGTATGGGCAACCTGTGCAACCGCAGTATGGGCAACCTGTGCAACCGCAGTATGGGCAACCAACACAGATTGACCCTATAACCGGGCAACCCATAGTACAGGGCGGAGTTATGGGCCTATGATTAGGCTGTCAATAGATTTAGAAACTTACAGCAGTGTTGATATTAAAAAGGCGGGGGCGTACGCATATGTGCGCTCCCCTGATTTTGAAATAATGCTTGCTGCATACAGCTTGGATGGGGGTCCCGTACAGATACTCGATTTTACAGAGCCTGACTTTAAAGTCGGTATGGACTTACTTTACAGTCTGATAACATCGGAGAACATAGAAAAATGCGCGTATAATGCAACATTTGAGTGGCTTTGCTTATCAAAATATTACGGGCATGACTTACCGCTAAACGGGTGGGCATGTACAATGCACCACGGATTGTATTTAGGCTATCCCGGAGGTTTAGCGGCCATAGGAGAGGCTATAGGGCTACCGCAAGATAAAAGAAAAATGGGTGTAGGTTTAAGCCTTATACGCAAGTTCTGCGTACCACATAAGCCGTCAAAGAAGGACCCAAGAGTAAGAATACTTCCACAGCACGAACCTGAAAAATGGCAACTGTTTAGAGAGTATTGTAAGCAGGATGTAGTGACTGAAATGTCTATAAAATATATCTTAGATAGACACCCTGTACCGGATGATGAAATGGAATTGTGGCGACTGGATTTAATGATAAACAATACCGGTGTGGCCGTAGATGAAAAGCTCATTGAAGGGGCTTTGTATTGTTCACAGGCTATTACAGAGAGCCTTATGGAAGAAGCAAAAGAGATTACAGGGCTCAGTAACCCTAAATCAGTACAGCAATTATCTAAATGGCTTGAAGAAGAGACAGGCGAAGAGGTGGACAATCTCAGAAAAGAAACGGTTTCAGGTATGATAAAAGACCTTAACAATGATACAGCTGTAAGGATGCTTGAGATAAGGCAGGAACTGTCAAAGACTTCTGTAAAGAAGTATGATGCTATGAAAAACGCTCTTTGTGATGACGGAAGAATAAGAGGACTTTTGCAGTTTTACGGAGGAAACCGTACAGGTAGATGGGCAGGCAGACTTGTACAAGTGCAGAACTTGCCAAGAAATCATATGGGCATGATAGAGCTCGCAAGAGACCTTGTAAAGGCAAAGGACTTAGACAGCTTAAAAATGATATTCGGAAATGTTCCTGACACTTTATCTCAACTTATAAGAACTACTTTTATTCCTGCGCAGGGCAATAAATTTATCGTTGCAGACTTCTCTGCTATAGAGGCAAGGGTAATCGCTTGGCTATCAGGAGAGAGTTGGAGACAAGAAGTATTTGCTACACACGGTAAAATTTACGAAGCTTCAGCATCTGCCATGTTTGGGGTGCCTATAGACAGGATTAAAAAAGGAAATCATGAATACGAACTCAGGCAAAAAGGAAAGATTGCGGAGCTTGCTCTAGGATATCAAGGACACGTTGGGGCTTTAAAGGCTATGGGGGCTGACAAGATGGGGCTTAGCGATGACGAACTGTTTGATATTGTTGCAAGATGGAGAGGATCCAACAAGAGGATAGTAGAGCTTTGGTATAGATGTGAGAATGCAGTTCTTACAGCGGTCCGTACAGGTATGGCTCAAAATGTAAACGGTTGTACTTTCAGAAAAGCAGATAATTTTATGATAATCACACTGCCCTCAGGTAGAGAATTATTCTATATAAATCCCACGCTAAAAATCAATGAAAAATGCAAAGAGCAAATGTTTTACATGGGAGTTGAGCAAGGCACTAAGAAATGGGGAGAGATAGGAACATACGGCGGAAAGATAGTCGAGAACATAGTGCAAGCGATAGCAAGAGATTGTTTGGCGCTAAGTATGAAAAAGACTGCATCTAAAGGGTTTAAGGTGGTAATGCATATACATGATGAAATGGTCATTGACAGCCCTAAAGACAGAGAACTCAAAGAGCTTACGGATATAATGGCTGAGCCCGTACCATGGGCACAAGGGCTGATACTGCGTGGTGACGGTTTTGAATCAATGTTTTATAAGAAGGACTAAACTATGACGGATAAAAAGCTGACTATTTCCATTGCTGCCAGTCGCTTCTCTACCAAATGGCAGAGACAGTCAATATGGTGGTCGGAATTTATAAAAAAATTAGAAAATCCTGTAAGGTCGCCTGAGACACTGGAACACTTCTTAAGCCTTCCTAAATCAAAGCAGGATGAACTTAAGGATGTAGGCGGTTATGTGGGAGGCGCTCTCATAGACGGCCGTAGAGGTGCAAGAAGCGTAGAGAGCAGGGATTTAGTTACGCTTGACCTTGACAATATTCCAAGCGGAATGACAGAGGAGGTTTTAAAGAAAATATCCCTGCTTGGCTGTGCCCTTTTGGTACACAGTACAAGAAAGCATGAACCTGCAAGACCGAGACTCAGAGTAATTATTCCGCTTGCAAACACTGTAACAGCTGAAGAGTATGAGCCGATAGCAAGAAAAGTTGCAGAGCTTATCGGTATAGAATGGGCAGACCCAACAACATTCCAAGCTTCAAGGCTTATGTACAACGCAAGTTGCAGTAGTGACAGCATATATGTTTTCAAGGTTCTTGACGGTGGATTCTTAGACCCTAAGGGCGTGTTGGCAATGTACAAAGACTGGCACAATCACTTAGAATGGCCACTTGTGCCGAATGAGGCTCAAAAGTATACGCATTTGGCCGACAAGCAACAGGATCCCAGAGAGAAGAGCGGAATAATAGGCGCTTTTTGTAGAACTTACGACATTTATAGAGCAATGGACGAACTTATTCCGGGGGCTTACTTAAGCACAGAACACGAGGACAGATATACCTACTCAGGTGGTTCAACGGCAGGAGGTGCAATTGTATATAACGGGCTGTGGCTGTATTCGCACCATGCTACAGACCCTGCAAGCGGAAGACTGTGCAATGCTTGGGACCTTGTAAGACTTCATAAGTTCAGTGACTTGGATACAGATACAAAGCCGGATACACCGACGAATAAATTACCTTCATATTTGGCAATGGCGGAGCTTGTAAGGGGCATTAAAGAAGTATCTGTGCTTTTAACTAAGGAGAGATACGAGGAAGCAAGTGGAGAATTTAAGACCGATGTAACGGACGATAATAGCGATTGGATGTCAGGTCTTAAAATCAACAGCAACGGGGCGGTAGAAAAGACAATAGGCAATATAAGCTTAATACTTGATAACGATCCGCTCCTAAAAGATAAAATAGCACTTGATGAATTCGCATGTAGAGGCGTTGCACTTGGGGCGCTTCCCTGGAATGGGGAAGAAGAAAAAAGACAGTGGAGTGACACAGACGATGCGGGCCTTAGATGGTATCTGGAAAGTGTTTACGGAATCACGGGCAAAGATAAGATATACGATGCAACAGCTTTGTGTGCCCACAAGCACGCGTTTAACAGCGTTAGAGACTATTTAACAGGGCTTAGTTGGGATGGAGTGCAAAGGCTTGAAAATTTATTTATAGACTATTTCGGAGCTGAAAACAGCCTTTATATAAAAGCAGTTACAAGAAAATCTTTCGTTGCAGCAGTTACAAGGGTAATGCAGCCGGGTGTAAAGTTTGACAATATGGTAATTGTATCGGGGGCACAGGGTATAGGTAAAAGTACATTCTTTGCGATACTGGGCGGTGAGTGGTTTTCCGATAGTCTTATGACTTTTGAAGGTAAGGAAGCAGCGGAGCTTATACAAGGTAGGTGGATAGTAGAAGTCGGGGAGCTTAGTGGTATGTCTAAGTCAGAGACTAATACGGTAAAGCAATTTCTTTCAAAGACCGATGATATATACAGAGAAGCATACGGAAGAAGAACAGCGCAATTTCCCAGAAAGTGCGTATTCTTTGGAACTACGAACGATAGCGAGTATTTAAGGGACCCGACGGGGAGCCGTAGGTTTTGGCCTGTGGATGCGGACCCACTTAAGACCACAAAATCTGTTTTTAATGACCTGCCAAAAGAAAGGGATCAGATATGGGCGGAAGCATACTTTTATTGGCAATTAGGCGAGAAGTTACACCTTCCAAAAGATATAGAAGCAATGGCCAGACTTGTGCAGGAAGAACACAGGGAGGTTTCAATCAAAACAGGAATGGTAAGAAACTTTGTGGAAAAAGAAGTACCGGAAGGATGGAATACTTACAGCTTGGAACAAAGAAGAGTTTACTGGTCCTTTGAGTACAAGACATACAAGGGCAATACCGTAAAGAGAGATAGAATCTGTGCAGCGGAGATTTGGACAGAGTGTTTTGGCAAAGACGCAAGCACAGCAAGAAGGCAAGATACAATAGAAATAAATAATATTTTGAGTAGCCTAGACGGGTTTGAATATAACGCCAAAGTTATGAAATTCGGATGCCACGGAGACCAAAGAGGATACAAAAATGTTGGATTTTAGGGGGCAACATTCAGGGGCAACATTAGGGCGCAAAGGCAACATCCTAAAATTTTATAGGGGCAACATTGACAACTAGAATGTTGCCCCAATGTTGCCCCCTAAAGCCTTGATTTATAAGGGTTTGTAGTATAAGGGCAACAGCAACATTAAGTATATAACTATATAAAATAGAGAAAATAGAGCGTGTATTTCGCGTCTAATCCGCCTATACGCGTATATATATAGGGAAAAGCGTCAAAGTTGCCCCAAAGGAGAAAAAATGAGAGAACGAGAGATTGAAGAATATTTAAGGCTTGGAGTGAAAAGACTGGGGGGCACGGCTTTTAAGTTTACATCTCCGGGCAATGCGGGGGTACCTGATAGGCTTGTAGTAATGCCCGGAAACAGAATTTACTTTGTAGAGCTTAAAAGACCCGGAGGAAAAACAAGCCAACTGCAGGATAGGCAGATAGGCAGGTTTAGGGATTTGGGTTGCAAGGTTTTTGTAATCGACAGCAAAGAGGGAGTAGACAAATTTTTAGATGATATTCAAAGCACATAATTATCAAAGATATTGCATTGAAAGAATAATATCGCAAAAAGAAATCGGGCTGTTTCTTGATATGGGACTTGGAAAAACGGTGATAACTTTAACCGCCCTTAATGATTTACTTTACAACCGCTTTGAGATTTCAAAAGCCTTAGTCATTGCGCCAAAAAAGGTTGCAGAAGGAACTTGGGCACTTGAAGCGGATAAGTGGGACCACTTAAAGCATTTAAGAATAAGCACCTGCCTTGGTAGTAGCGCAAAGAGAATTAGAGCACTTTGTACACCTGCAGATATTTATGTTATCAATCGCGAGAATGTGTCTTGGCTTGTGGATTATTACAAAAACGATTGGCCTTTTGATACGGTAGTTATTGATGAGCTTTCAAGTTTTAAAAGCAGAGAAGCAAAGAGGTTTAAAGACTTGAAGGCCATAAGGTCCAGAATAGCTAGAATTATAGGCCTTACAGGAACACCGGCTCCCAATGGCCTAATGGATCTGTGGGCGCAAGTGTATCTGCTTGATAAAGGGCAAAGGCTTTATAAGTCTATTACACAGTACCGTAATAGGTATTTTGACAGCTACACGGCGGATGCATCAGGTAGACAAAACTATACGCCCAAAGATGGAGCCAAAGAGCTTATATCAAAAGAGCTGTCAGACCTTTGTATATCAATGCAGGCAAGCGATTATTTAGAGCTTCCTGACCTTGTTATAAATCCAATGTATGTGGTTTTAGACGCCAAGGCCGATAAAGCTTATAGAGAATTTGAAACAGAGTACATATTGCAGATTCCTGACGGCGAGATATCCGCTACAAACGGCGCTGCACTTTCAAATAAGCTTCTACAGCTTTGCAATGGGGCAGTGTATGACGAGGATAGAGGAGTGCACCATATACACGATTGCAAGATGGACGCATTAAAAGAGATTGCAGAGTCTTTAAAAGGCCATAATATCTTATTGTTTTACAGCTTCCAACACGACAAAGAGCGAATCATGGAGGAGTTCCCACAGTGCAGAGAGCTAAAGACCGTACAGGACCAAAAAGATTGGAACGACGGCAAAATAGAAATACTTTTAGCACATCCGGCAAGTGCAGCCTACGGGCTTAATTTACAGGACGGTGGTAACCACATGATATGGTTCGGCCTTAACTGGTCCTTGGAGCTGTACCAACAGGCACTTAAAAGACTTCACAGACAAGGGCAGAAGCAAAAAGTTATAGTTCACCAATTACTTGTAAAGGGTAAGCGCGACGAGGACGTGGCCAAAGCGCTTGAGGGAAAGAGCGATACGCAACAAGCCTTGCTTGACAGCCTAAAGGCAAGAATACAAGAAGTAAAAGAGAGGATTAAAAAATGATAGATTTTGGAAAAGTACAGGCAGACGCGGTAAAAAATGTCTGTAAGTCAAAAATTACAGGTAAAGCGGCAGACTATAGAATTTATAGCGCTATCACGATAGGCGGAAACACGTATATACCGCTTGTGTACAAAGGGATATCAATATACCTGATACCGGAGAAATACAGCTTGCTAAATCCTGCATTTGCTGAAGTCGGTAATCCGATGGTGGAGAAGATATTTAAAAGTGCAGAAGATGCAGAGCAGATTACGGATACAAAGATGATAAAGCTTCTACCGGACGGAAGACAATTAAAAGAATTTAAAACGCCTATGGGTAAATCAGTTTTTGTAGACGAAAAACTCATAAAGCCTTTTGGTAATCAGGGCATAAGGTACTACGCAAATGAAAACAGCGACATTGTTTACATAAAAGAGATTGAGGAGCTTTTAGGATTAGCATTTGCCACACGTGTGAAGGAGTAAGGGTATGAACGAAGTTAGATACATCAGGTGCAAAGACTCTGACGACTTAATAGAGCTGGCGCACGAGTACGAAACTGAAGGATATGATACAGATTTTTGTTACGAGAAAGACGGAGTTAAAGGATTTTGGCTGGAAATAAAGGAGAGAATACAATGACAAGAAAAGAGATTTTAGCAGAAGCAGAGAAGTGCGTATGCAATGATAGAAATTTACAGTACGGAGAACCGGAAGATAACTTCAACACTATAGCAAAGTTCTGGAGTGCTTTCTTAGATACAGAGATAGCAGCATGGCAGGTGGCCGCAATGATGATGCTTATGAAGAATGCGAGAATAAAGTCAAGCAAGGGAAGGGATAAGGACAGTTGGGTTGATGTTGCAGGATATTCTGCTTGCGGATGTGAGCTTGGACTAAAAGAAGATAATTAAAATCAATTCTAAGGTGGATAGAATGACGCACGCGGCACTTTAAAGGTATTGGACTAATTTCTATACCTAAATGAATTAAAACGCTGTGTGGAGCAAAATAAGAGGAGTAGGGAAGATGTATGACATAAAAGATTTTTACGTGGAACGGACAGTAGTAATGGTTCGACGAGGATATGATAACGATATTCATAAGAGGGAGCTGGATAATTTTAAAGAAGTCGTAGTTATACGGAAAGGGAGTAGATATGTAACCGCAGATAGTAATACACCCTTTATATTTGATGTTCGTAATGACTTCAAAATAGATAACGGAAGAGGGAAAATTGCTTATGGACTTTATTTATGCAAGCAGGATTATTTTGATGAACTGGAGAAAGACGATTTATGGAAGGAGATTAAAAGATTTTTTAATACTTATGATGGAAAGGTACACTATAGTATTCCGCTTAAGGATTTAAGAGAAATAGCTAAAATTATTGGAGTAGATGGACTGATAGGGGGGAGGTAGAAATGATTGAGGGTTTAGCAAGACAAGTTTTAAGGCACTACGGCGTAATACATCAAAAATCAAAGACAATCGAAGAGCTTGCAGAGCTTATAGTAGCATTGCAAAAAGACCTACTTGAGGGTAAAGAAAAACACTCAAGGGCGGTGCTTGAAGAGATAGCAGATGTTAAAATTATGCTGATGCAGATGCTTTGTGATGAAGACGACGAGGAGTTTGTCGAGAAAATAATGCGACAAAAGTTAGAGAGACAACTAAAAAGGATTGAGGTGAGTGAGTGACGGCAAAAGAGTATTTAAGTCAACTTCTAAATCTTGAAAGGCTTATTGAAGCAAAGCGATTAGAGTGTGAAAGGCTTGACACAATGTCAAAAAAAGTGAGTAGTACTTTGAGTGAGTGCAAAGTTGAGGCAAGTCATGACAATGACAAAAATGCTGTTATTATCATACACATGATAGATTTAAAAAAAGACATTAGCGAGCAGATGAAAGTATATGCGGAGTTACAAACAAAGATAAGCAAAGAAATAGATGCCGTAGAAGATATAAGATACAGAAGTTTACTAATTATGCGATACATAAACGGGCTGAAATTCGGTGATATAGCGGACAAGATGAATTACGGCACAAGATGGGTTCTGATACTTCACAGAGAGGCTTTGAAGGAATTTGACAGACTACACGGCGAAAGATATTGCGCCTGATTTTAAAACAAGTCATATAAATTCACTTATTGACAGTGTTATACTGTATACGTGAAAAGTTTAAAGCAAGTATACTTTTTCATAATCCTCCTTTAATGTATGGTATCGGGGCAGGCTTTTATTGATGTTTCCCTGCCCCAAAAGTTAAAGGATAGTCTACTAAATATTTTTCTTCCTGAGAGACAGCTTAACGGCTGTCTTTTTTGATTCAAAATTTTAGAAAGGAGGTAGTCTGAATGACTGAAAAACAAAAAAGATTTTGTGATGAGTATATAATTGACCTGAATGCCACTCAGGCTGCCATTCGAGCCGGTTATTCTCCGCACACAGCAAAAGATATAGCTTCACAAAACTTAGCAAAACTCAACATTTTAGCAGAAATCAACAAGAAGTTGGCAGAGAGATCCAAGCGCACAGGTGTGAATCAAGACAGGGTAGTTCGTGAGCTGGCAAAAATTGCATTTGTAAACGCCGCAGATGTAATTGACGACAGAGATGCAACAGTTAAGCCAACGGCAACCGATGATGACCGTGCCTGTATCCAATCCGTAAAGGTTAAAATCATGGATGGTGATAAGGGAAGCGTGGAAGAGAGAGAAATAAAGCTGGCAGACAAAGTGAGAGCATTGGAGCTTTTAGGTAAGCATTTGGGTATGTTTAAAGACAAGTTGGATCTTACTGCCAATGTGCCGGTAATCATCTCAGGGAGTGATGAACTTGAAGACTGATGCTGTTAAGATTCAACTGCCCGAGGTGGTAGGCAAAGGATATGGTACCTATTGGCGGTATAAAGGCAGATATAGAGTCTGCAAGGGTAGTCGTGCCAGTAAGAAGTCCAAGACAACGGCACTATGGTACATATGGGCAATTATGAAGTATCCACAGGCTAACCTGCTTGTGGTTCGAAAGGTATTCAGAACTTTAAAGGATAGTTGCTTTACGGAGCTTAAATGGGCGATAAGGCGGCTAAAGGTTGCAAACCATTGGGAAGAGAAAGAATCACCGCTTGAGATGACTTACATACCGACAGGGCAAAAGATTTATTTCAGGGGCCTTGATGATCCGCTTAAGATTACATCAATTACGGTAGAGCAAGGATACCTTTGTTGGATGTGGCTTGAAGAGGCATATGAAATATCAAATGAAAACGACTTCAATATGCTTGATGAGTCTATAAGAGGTGCTATACCCGAAGACGTAAAACTGTTTAAGCAGATAACAATAACACTGAATCCTTGGAATGAGCATCACTGGATAAAGAAAAGGTTCTTTGATACTCCTGATGATGAAGTTCTAGCAATGACTACAAATTATCTTTGCAATGAATGGCTTGATAAGGCCGATCTGAAGGTATTTGAGTCAATGAAAAAGAACAACCCACGAAGGTATCAGGTTGCAGGTCTTGGAGAGTGGGGCATAGTAGACGGTCTTGTATATGAAAACTGGGAAGAGAAAGCCTTTGATATAAACGAGATAAAAAAGATACCGAGTGTTCAGTCAGCGTTCGGACTTGACTTCGGATATACAAACGACCCAAGTGCCTTGTTCTGTGGCCTTGTAGACACAAAAAGCAAGACAATATGGGTATTTGATGAGATGTATAAGAAGGGCATGAGCAATGAGGCGATAGCGGATGAGGTTATAAAAATGGGGTATGCCAAAGAGCGTATAAGAGCCGACAGTGCGGAGAAAAAGAGTATTGACAGGCTTTATACTTTAGGCCTATCGCATATAACTGCTGCAAGGAAGGGACCTGACAGTATAGTTCACGGTATCGACTTTATACAGGACTACCACATAATAATTCATCCAAGGTGTGTGAATTTCATTACAGAGATATCCAACTACACATGGGCAAAAGACAGTAAGACAGGCAATATGATAAATAAGCCTATTGATGATTTCAACCACCTTATGGATGCTATGAGATACGCCCTTGAGAATATTTCGATGGGTTCTGTATACAGTTTTGATTAAGGAGTGAAGATGTGGATTTCATAAAAAGAATAATTTTGGCAATCAGCCAATTTTTTAATAAAAAAAGTATAGCAGGCATAACCGGGATAAGTATTCTAAAGAATGAGATACTTATATGGAGGTCTTCACCTGATAGGGTAATGCAGCTAAAAGGTGCAATGTACTATGAAGGAGTCCAAGACATATTGAAAAGAAAAAGGACGGTGATAGGTGAAGGTGGTGAGCTACAAGAGGTTAATAATCTTCCAAACAATAGAATTATAGATAACCAGTATGCTAAGCTTGTTAACCAAAAAGCTAATTACCTACTTGGACAGCCGTTTGTAGTAAGCTCAGACAATAAAGACTATCTGGAGTGTTTAAAACAGGTGTTTAACAAAAAGTTTATGAGAAATATAAAGACAGCAGGAAAATATATGTTAAACACTGGTATAGCATGGATTTATCCACACTACGATGGTAATGGACAACTAAGCTTTAAGGTTTTTCCGGGATATGAAATTTTGCCTTTTTGGGAAGATGATGAAAAGACTAAAGTAAAGTTGGCTGTAAGATTATACAAAACGGATGAATACGCATACAATGGCACTAAAACCGAAGTGGAAAGAGTTGAGGTATATGCCCCGGATGGTGTGTACAGATTTATTTTAAACGGTGAAGCTATAAGGGGCGACGATATTATTCCGTATAGTGCTTATGTAAACACCGAAAATGAAAACTATAATTGGGGTAGGATACCTTTAGTGCCGATGAAATATCATGATGGCACGCCCCTACTAAAGAAAGTTAAATCCCTCCAAGATGGCATCAATATAATGCTCTCGGACTTTGAAAACAACATGCAGGAAGATGCAAGGAATACTATTCTTGTCATTAAGAATTATGATGGGCAGGATTTAGGAGAATTTAGGCAAAAGCTTGCACTGTACGGAGCTGTTAAGGTTAGAAGCAATGACTCCGAGAAAGGCGGTGTTGATACACTCGAAGTTAAAGTAAATGTTGACAATTACAAAGCTATTATTGAGATATTTAAAAAAGCCTTGATAGAAAACGGCATGGGCTATGATGCCAAAGATGACAGAATGTCGGGTAATCCGAACCAGATGAATATACAGAGCATGTACAGCGATATTGACTTAGATGCAAATGATATGGAGACTGAGATACAAGCGACATTTGAGTATTTGCTTTGGTTTGTGAAGGCGCACTTATCCAATATGGGATTAGGCGACTTTGAAGATGAAGAGGCTACTATCACATTTAACAGAGATATCTTGATAAATGAGACAGAGGCAATAGAGAGTTGTGTTAAGTCGGTAGGTATCCTATCAGATGAGACTATTATAGAGCAGCATCCTTGGGTAGATGATGTTCAGAAGGAACTTGAGCGTATAAAGAGGCAAAAAGAAGAGCAGGTAAAAGAGCAGTATGGTGCCTTTAATGATACCAACTTGGGGGATGGTGATGATATGTGAAGAACTCAGACTACTGGATAAACAGATTCGGTCAGCTTGAAAGCACTACAAATAAAGATGCTATGGAGGCATACAGGGATGTTGAGGAAATATACCAAAAGGCACAGACAGAGCTTGAAGACAAAATAAATACTTGGTATCAAAGATTTGCAACTAACAATCAAATATCCATGGCAGAGGCCAGAAAGCTATTAACTACAGGAGAGATGAAAGAACTTAAGTGGTCGGTAGAAGAGTATATAAAGCACGGTAAAGAAAATTCTATCAGCGGTCAGTGGGCAAAGGAGCTTGAGAATGCATCGGCAAGGTTTCATGTATCCAGGTTGGAGGCATTAAAGCTTCAGACACAGCAGAGCATTGAGGCGCTGTATGGTAATCAATTAGATATCGTGGACAGCGCAATGAGAAAAGCATATTCACAGAGGTACTATAGGACGGCTTTTGAGTTTCAGAAAGGTTTTGGAGTAGGGTTTGCGGTAGACAGGCTTGATGAAAATACACTTAGTAACATAATCAATAAGCCTTGGGCGGTTGACGGCTATAATTTTTCTAAGAGGATATGGACTAACAAAGAAAAGTTGATAGGTGAGCTTCACAGCTCTTTAACAAGAAATATAATTACCGGAGCAGACCCGGCTAAGGCTATAAAAGAGATAAAGTCTAAGATGGGTGTATCAAGCAACGCGGCAGGCAGGCTTATAATGACAGAGTCTGCTTATTTTGGTTCCGTGGCTCAAAAAGATATGCTTAATAATCTTGATGTTGAAAAATATGAGATTGTGGCCACATTGGACAGCAAGACATCTGAGATATGCAGAAGCCTTGACGGCAAAGTATTTGATATGAAGGACTATCAGGCAGGTGTTACAGCCCCTCCATTCCACCCATACTGTAGAACTACTACAGCACCGTATTTTGACGATTGGGAGGAGCTGGGAGTTGATAGAGAACGAATTGCGAGGAATGATAAGGGTAAGAACTATTTTGTTGATGGGAATATGACTTATAAGGAGTGGGAGAAGAAATTTGTAAACAACAATGATAAGATTGAGCCAACGAAACAGATTGAAGCCCAACTATTGAATGAGGTACCGCAAAGTGCTAAAATAAATGACAAAGTGATGACCGGACTGTCTAATGTTTCTCAAATTAAATCAAACAATGATATTAAACAGTTTGCTGAGAAACTGATAGATAATCTAGGCATAGACAGAAGTAATATTCCCGTAAGAATAAAGGCTATACCTGATAATGGACATTGCCGGGTGGGGAACAGGACTACGAGAAACAAGATATATTTTGATGAGTATGTGCTAAATGCAAATGATGCTCGCTCCATAAACTATAGAATTAAAACGGCTTTCCATGAATCCTTCCATTTATCTGCTAACGGACTTGAATGGGATGGGATGGACTCATCCGGAAATATAGTTGAAAAATGGAGAAGTTTAGAGGAAACATTTACGGAATCATCTGCGCATTATTTAATTGAGGAGTATGGAATTTCAGCTAAGTTATCTCCGTCTTATACACAGGAACTTGTTGAAAATTTGCCAAGACTGAAGCGACTCGCAAAGTACTCATCTTGTAATACGATTCAAGATTTCGGAAAGATTGCATTTGAGGATAGGCAGAATGGAGTTGGTGCAAAGTGGTTGCACCTTCATTCAGATATGAGTAAAGTTGTATTGCCAATAGATTATTATTCTCAATACAATTCATATATAACTCAAAATGAAGACGATTTGCTTGATATGATGTTCGAAAACATGGTGGAATACAAGCAATATAGGCCACTGATAAAGGCTGAATTAAAATCAGCAATAGGAAAAGATTTCTGGACACTTTCGGGTAATCAACAGATAATATATAATAATATTTTGGCATGCGCAATGCAGAAAATGGGGGTACTATGATGGTATATATTCCAAATGGTTGGATAAAAGATAGAAAAAATGAAGATGAAATAAGAACACTTATCTCCGAGAGCCTTGGATGCTTTAAGTTGAAAGATGACTTTCAAAAGGTAGAAGATAGGCTAAAGGAGCTCGGAGAGATAAAGATACTTGAAGAGTTTAAGAAAGGAACATTTGCGGTATAAACAGGCCTTAATTTAATAGAGATAAGTTTTTAAGCACCTTAATAGGGTGCTTTTTTATTGCCGTCTTTTAGCTTTGCAGACGATAAAGAACAAAGAAAAGAAGTGGATTGAACCACGTTAAAAAATGTATGAAAGGATGTATGACAATGAGAAAAGAAGACTTTATAACACTTGGAATGGATGAAGAGTTAGCAGGTAAATGCGAAAAGGCAAGCGCTGAAGAGCTAAAGAATTATGTGCCATATGAGAGATTTAAGGAGCTTGTAGACGAAAAGAACAAGCTCAAGACTGATATTGCCGATAGGGACAAGCAGTTTGAAACATTAAAGAACTCAACAGGCGATGTTGAAGCTATGAAAGAGCAGATTGCTTCGCTACAAGCGGAGAACAAGGCAAAAGATGAAGCTCATGCAACAGAAATCAAGCAGATGAAAATAAATAGTGCTTTGGAGTCTGCGCTAATCAGTTCTAAGGCAAAGAATGTAACAGCGGTCAAGGCACTTATCAAGGATCTTGACAAGGCAGAGCTTCAGGATGACGGAAGCATAAAAGGACTTTACGAGCAGATAAAAGAGCTAAAGAAGTCGGATGGGTATTTGTTCGAGGAGAACACGGTGGCAAAGCCAAGTTTTAAAGGATTCCAGCCGGGAGTTGCAAAGAAAGAGACCGGGTCAGGTCGTGTAGACATGTCAAAAATGTCCTATGAAGAGTTGGCTAACTACATTGAAAACAATCCGGATATAGGGAACTAAGAAAGTAGAGGTAAACAATAATGGCAAAATTTGATGCAAAGAGTTTTAATGACAGAGCATTTGGTGCGTATATGTCCGCGATACCAAATGTAAAGCTTAATAAGTTAAGGGAGTCTATGGCGGTGGTATCCGATCCAAGGCTTGCAGAAGCTTTTAAGAACCAGTCTCAGACAGGTAGTGTTTATGCTATTCTGCCTTATTTTGGCAGATTAGGAGGCAAGGCGCAAAACTATGACGGGCAGACAAACCTAAACCCTGAAAGAACGGCAACTTATGAGCAGGGTGTGTTCGCATATGGAAGAATGATGGGATGGACGGAGGCTGACTTCAGTTATGATGTGACCGGAGGTGTTGACTTTATGGCCAATGTTAGGGCACAGATTATGGATTACTGGAATGAGGTAGATCAGGAGGTTCTACTGTCTATTCTAAAGGGTGTATTCGGCATGAGTGCTACAGGTACGGGAGCTATAAAGACTGCTAACAAGGCTTTTGTAGACGAGCATACACTGGATATTTCAGCATCCACAGAGAATAAAAAGACCGACGAGAGCATGATAATGGGCGTTACAACCCTTAACAGCGCTATTCAGAAGGCTTGTGGAGATAATAAGCAGAAGTTTAGCCTGGTAATTTGCCACTCAAGTGTATCTACGAACCTGGAGAATCTTAAGCTTTTAGCATATCTCAAGTATACAGACAGCGAGGGTGTGGAAAGAGATCTAAGTATGGGTACTTGGAACGGAAGACTTGTGCTTGTGGATGATTCTATGCCTGTAGAGGTAAAGAATGTCGGAGCTACAGGAGGAGATGCGTCTATTTATACCACATATGTGCTTGGAGAGGGTGCAATAGGCTTTGAGGATGTGGGCGCGAAGGTTCCTTACGAGATGGTAAGAGACGGTAAGACTAACGGTGGTGAGGATACTCTTATTTCAAGAAAGAGGAATGCTGTGAGCGTTGCAGGTATCTCATATCTTAAGGCAAATCAGGCGACAAACAGTCCTACTAACGCCGAGCTTGAGAACGGCTTAAACTGGTCACTTGTTCAGAGCGATAATAAGACAATCCCTCATAAGGCTATTCCGATAGCAAGAATTATCTCAAGGGGGTAATATGCTTGAAAGGATAAAAGAGAGATTGCGGTCCATAGGATATGCGGTAAAAGATAGCGATGATATTACTATCAATTTTGCTATGCAAAAGGTTGAAAACACTATAAAGAACGATTGCAATATCTCTGCTATCCCTGATGGGCTTATGCATATTGCAATTGATATGGTCGTTGGCGAGTTTCTTATGTCGAAAAAGACGTTTGCTCCTAACGAACTTTTAAATTTAAATCTGGATTCAGCTATTAAGCAGATACAAGAAGGCGATACAAATATATCTTTTGCAGTAGGCGAAGGAAGCAAGACTGATGAACAAAGGCTTGACAGCTTTATTGACTATCTTTTGAATTACGGCAGAGATGAATTTATCACTTACAGGAGATTCAGATGGTAGATGCATGGAAACAGGCAAGAAAAGCAGTAGAAAGCAGATATAAAGGACTTTGCGACATACTGGAAAAAAGAAAGGTAAAAGATGAGGTTACTAAGGCTACTGTATTGAAAGATATAGTGGTCTTAAGCAATCAACCTTGCAGGTTGTCATACAGTAGCTCCGGCACAGCAAATCAGACTGATACAGTATCAAATATAGAACAGACTATTAAGTTATTTATTGCTCCTGAAATCAAAATTGCTCCAGGATCTAAGCTTAGGATAACACAAAACGGAGTAACTACTGACTATATCTCCAGTGGAGTTCCTGCATTGTATGAAACACACCAAGAAGTATCCTTGGAGCTTGAAAAGGAGAATGCTTAATGGCTAGTTGGGGCAGAGCAGATTTTGAGGCTCTTAGAAACCTTCAGGAAAAGATACAGAGCCTTAAGGATATTGATATGAATGCCTTTTGTACTGCATGCAGCAAGGAGATTGCGGCAAGACTTTTAGCTTTAGTTATAGAGAGGACTCATACAGGCCAGTATCCTTCAGGGAGTGGAAAAGTTGGCGGTACTCTAAAAAGAGGCTGGGGTGCGGTAGCAGATATAAACGTTGTTAAAGAAGGCGATACCTATACGGTAACTATTACAAATCCGGTTGAATATGCTTCCTATGTTGAATTTGGCCATAGAACCAGAAACGGCGGATATGTAGAACCACAACTTATGCTCACTATATCTGAAGAAAAGCTAAAGAATGCAATACCTAAGCTGTTAGAAAGAAAAGTAAAGAAAAAACTTATGGAGGCATTAAGTGGCGGAAATTAACTTATCTTTGGTATTGGATGCTATCACAGTTGTGCTTGATGAATTATCACCCGACTCAAGTATATACATAGATAAAGTTGAACAGGGGTTAAATGACGGTGATTTTTTAGTAAGGCTTATCAATACCGATTATTTAAAAAGAGGAACAGGAGAGCTAAACAGGGTAGTTTCGTCGTTTGATATTATATATTTCCCAAAGAATGGGAATAAAGATTGTATTTGCATGGGTGATAAGCTTTCGGAATTGCTGTCCGTCATCAAGCTCTCAACAGGAGATACAATACGAGCCGTAGAGAAGTCTTTTGAAATTGTAGACAGTATTTTGCATTTTAGAGTTTCATATAACTACAGCACAATTAAGTATCAAAATGTTGATAACATGGGGCGAATATCTTTGAACAGAGGTAATTAAGTTGGGAAAAGAAAAGATTGATTTAAATAAACACACAAAAGAGGCTATTAAAGCATCTTCAAGATACTTGGGACATGGAGATGTACTTGATGTAATCCTTGACGATGATACAGCTTACACAATAGATGAAGTTGACGGCCTTATTGATGAATTTTTGAAAAGGGAGGTGGAATAATGGCATTAGGTGGTGGTATTTGGACAAGGCAGGATAAGGTATTGCCCGGAGCTTATACAGTGTTTTCGAATGCTAAAAAGGCAAATGCCGCTCTTTCAAGTAGAGGTATTGTGGCATTGCCGACAGCTCTTGACTTTGGCGAAGCAGGAAAGGTTTTTGAAGTAAGCAGAGAAGACTTTATGACAAAGTCGAAGGAACTCTTCGGCTACAGAATAGATGATGATCACATGCGTAATCTTAGAGAGGTTTTCTTGCACGCAACTAAGGTACTCGTATATAGGCTTGTATCGGCTGATGCAATGGCCGCAAGTAATACACTTGCTACGGCTAAGTATGTAGGTAAAAGAGGCAATGATATTAAGATAGTAGTAGGTGCAAATGTTGATAAGCCAAGTGCCTTTGATGTTAGTACATATCTTGATAATGTTTTAGTGGATACACAGACTGTCGATAATATGGCAGGGCTAAAGGATAATGCGTATGTAACTTTTAAAAGTTCCGCTACATTATCTGCTACAGCCGGAATGCCGCTTAGCGGGGGTACTGACGGCGGTAATCTTACAGGAGAGATATATACAAAGGCTTTAGAGAGTTTCGAGGCATATGCATTTAACATTTTATGCTGTCCTGTTATTGACAGCACCATAACAAAGTTGTTTGTGGCATATACTAAGCGGCTCAGGGATGAAGTCGGGTCGAAGTTCCAAACAGTTGTATATAAGTCTGATAGCGACTATGAAGGAATTATCTCCATAAACAATGATGTAGTTGGAACGGATAAAAATTCTTTGGTGTATTGGGTATCAGGAGCAGAGGCAGGATGTGAAGTAAATAAGAGCCTGACAAATACAGTGTATGACGGAGAATACGAGGTTGTCACGGATTATAAGCAGTCACAGCTTGAGTCGGCAATTAAGCAGGGTAAATTCACTCTGCACAATGTAAACGGTGGTGTGAGAGTTCTTGAAGATATCAATTCGTTTGTGTCATTTAAGGTTGATAAGGATTCTATGTTCAGCTCGAATCAGACTATCAGGGTAATAGATCAGATAGCAAATGATATAGCCGCATTATTCAATACAAGATATTTAGGTGTAGTACCTAATGATAATGCAGGACGAATCAGTCTTTGGAATGATATTTGTAAGATACATCAGGAACTTGAAAAGCTTCGCGCCATAGAAGGTTTTGATACTAAATCGGTTGAAGTGGTTCAGGGCGATGATAAGAAGTCTGTCCTTTGTACCATAAACGGAATAGATATTATAAATGCTATGACAAAGCTTTACTTGAATGTAATCATAGCATAGAAAGGAAATACAGATGAACGATTCAATTATGAATGCTTTGGATGCCTTGGCAGGAGCACAGGCCAGCGCGTACGTAACCCTTGCAGACGGTAAAAGATATAATTTTATGCAGCTATATTCTTTTGAGGCAAGCATGAAGATAAATCTGGTAGAGGTGCCTATTCTCGGAAAGACGGGCAAGGGAAATAAGCCTAGCGGATGGACGGGAGAATGGAAAGGAACAGCGCATTTCAATCAGTCGGTGCTTAGGGCTATGTGGCTGGAGTATAAGAACTCCGGAAGACTTCCAAGCTTTGATATACAGGTTACAAACGAGGACCCGACAGCTTCAGTAGGAAGACAGACTATTGTACTTAAAGGATGTCTCAGTAAGGGAGGAATACTTACAAAGTTTGATGCGGATTCAGAGACACTTGATGAGGATATTGAAGGAACATTTGATGACTGGGAAATGCCTGAAAGCTTCTCATTGCTTAAGGGAATGCAGTAAAAGGAGATTAGAACATGAGTAGAGATTTAAGTGCTTTTTTATCACAGAATGTAAAAAGGGTTGAGAATACGCTCTACCCTGCGACAAACAGAATTGTAGATGAGAACGGCAAACCGATTCCTTGGGAGATTTGCTGTATTACAGCGACGGAGAATGCAAGAATAAGAAAAGGCTGCATGACAATGGTTGCGGTAGCAGGCAAGAAAGGGCAGTATACGCAGGAGTTTAACTCACAGCTATATCTTGCAAGATTGTGTGTAAGAACTACAGTATATCCTGATTTGCAGGATAAGGAGCTGCAAGACAGCTATGGCGTTATGAGCGCCGAGGAGCTTATATCAACTATGCTTACTCCGGGAGAATTTGAGGACTATGCAACAGCAGTTATGAAAGCAAACGGCTTTGACGATGAAGAAAATTTGGTTGAAGAAGCAAAAAACTAATTAACGGCGGTGATCCTGAAGCCAATTACGCTTACTACTGTCTGCATAAATTCCACTGGAAACCTACGGAATTTATAGAGATGTCGGAAGAAGAAATGGCTTTTGTGATTGCCGCCATTGATATTAAAGCTCAGAATGACAAGAAACATGCGGATGAGCTGAAAAGCAAAATCAGGAGATAGGAGGCTGAATAATGGCTACAATACAATCACAGCTTGTACTGACAGACGGTATGTCAAGTGTGCTAAGGAGAATGAATTCAGCCTTACTCACTTGTATTGACAGCTTTGAACAAATGCAATCCACATCATCAAATCAAATTGATACGACGGTATTAAGAGAGACAAGAGCAAGTCTTACAGAGCTTAACGGTGAGCTTAATGCATCGGTAGAAAGCCAAGAAAGGGTCAGGGAGTCATCAAATCAGACAGACGCGTTACTCAAGAAATTAAGGGAAAGCTTTTTAAAACTTGCGGCTGCGGCAGGCATTGCGTTTTCAGTTAAGGGTGCTATAGAATTGGCCGATACATATACTCAGACGCAGGCGAGACTAAACCTTATCACAGGTGACTTAGAGAAAACAAAGAACTTGCAGGACGCTATAGCCGCATCGGCTAATCGCTCAAGAGCGGCATATCAATCCACAGCAGATGCAGTATCAAAAATGGGTCTTATGGCTAAAGATGCTTTCAGTGTTGCAGATGAGAGCGGACATAAGATGCTTAATACAAATGAGCTGGTAGCCTTTACAGAGCTTTTAAATAAGCAGTTTATTATAGCCGGTACATCGGCGCAAGGAATGGAAGCTACTATGACTCAGCTTACACAGGCTATGGCTTCAGGAGTACTAAGAGGCGATGAGTTAAACTCTGTATTTGAACAGGCACCGACCATTATTGAGACTATTGCAAATCACTTAGGTGTTGAGATGGGGCAGGTTAGGCAGTTGGCACAAGAAGGAAAGATAACTGCGAGTGTAGTAAAAGAAGCTATGCTTTCATCCGCAGATGAGATAGATGCAAAGTTTAATTCAATGCCTTATACATATTCACAGGTTGCAACAATGATTCAGAATATACTGTTTAATGCCTTTGAACCTGCAATACAGATGATAGGTAGCGGTGCACAGTGGATAGTAGATAATTGGGATGATATAGAGCCGATACTTGTAGGAATTGCAGGGGGCATAGCAATAGCAACCGTTGCTTGGGGTGCTTGGACAGCAGCTATGTGGTTAGCTGATGCGGCAAATAGAGCTACAATTGCAGGTATGCTGGCTAACCCGTTTCTATGGATTGCAGTTGCACTTGGTGTACTTATCACTGTGATTTACAGATTCATTCAATCTGTAGGAGGAATGAAGAATGCATGGACTCTTGCACAAATGGCTATGGGAGTAGGTATTGCGTGGTTAAGAGTTGCGTTCATGACCGGTATATACGGAATCATAGATATGGCAGGAAAACTTTCATTATGCTGGCAAAAGACAGGAGTTGCGGTGTCGAACTTTATAGGGCAGATGAAGGCGAATGTACTTGCAGGCATCCAGAACATGGTTAACAGTGCTATCAGTTTGATAAACGGGTTTATCAATGCCTTGAATAAGATACCGGGGGTAAGCCTTCAGGCAATATCACAAGTTACATTTGCAAGTACCGCACAAGCACAGTTCAATGCGGAAAAGACTGCCAGAGAGCAGGGACTTGCCGATGCCGAAGTTCATGAGGACGCATCAAGAAGGGCAAGAGCATGGGAACTTTTGCAGATGAAAGGCGACCTAAACAGTAAAATGGCAGACCTTAAGGGTAAGTATACCGAATTTAAGGCAGATGCAATTGCAATGAAAAATGGAGACGGTATAGATTCTTTAGGACCCTTTGATACAGGAGCGTTTGACAAAGGTGCAGGAGCAGGAGTTGCAGACAACATAGGAAAGACTGCGGGTAACACTGCGGCTGCGGCAGGAGCACTTGCAGAGACTAAGGAAAACCTTGAATACTTAAGAGATATAGCAGAGCAGGAAGCTATAAACAGGTTCACTACGGCCGAGATAAAGATTGATTACTCAGGAATGACAAACCAGATAAGTTCAAATATGGACTTGGATAATGTGTTGGATACGCTGACTGTTAAATTTGTTGAGGCGGTACAGATGGGAGCGGAGGGGGTACATAGTTAATGTATAGATTCTATTTGGCAAATATGCTGTTACCTGTCACACCCTCAAAATTAAGTGTAAAGACTAAAAATATGAATAAGACTGTAACTCTTATAAATGAGGGTGAGGTCAACATTATGAAAACAAAGGGTTTGAGGGAGTTCAGTTTTGAGCTCCTTTTACCTTTTGACAGATATTCCTTTACAACCATGAACAGGCCGAAGAAACAAAAAAGCTATTTGGATAAATTAAATAGACTCAAAATAAATAAGAAACCGTTTCAGTTCATAGTAAAGCGGCCAAAAGGGTTTAAGACAAATATAAAGGTTACCTTAGAGGACCTTAGTATCACGGAGGATGCAAAGGAAGGCAGGGATATAAAGGTGAGTATCACCCTAAAGGAGTATAGGCATTACGGGACTAAGAAGGTTGTGTTTGTTCAACCGACAGCCACAGTAGGAGAGCAGCCTAAGCAGGAAGAGAAAAAAGAAGAAGCCAAAGTGGCGGAGAATAGAGACTCATCTACTGCACAAAAGCCTAAGACTCACATAGTAAAAAGAGGTGATACTCTTTGGGGACTTGCTAAGAAATATTATGGCAACGGCTCTTTATATCAAAGAATAGTGAGTGCAAATCCTAAAATAAAGAACCCTAATTTGATTATAGACGGATGGGAGCTTGTAATACCATGACAGTAAATATAATGATTAGCAATGGAAAAGAGGCTTATATACCTTCACTCAAAGAAGGGATTCAGTTAGATTTGGAGCGCAAAGGCAGTCCGGGAAAATTAAAGTTTTCATATTTTAACGATGGAAATATTAAGGCTGAAGAAGGTAATCAGGTAAAACTTACAGTGGACGGGATAGATGTGTTTTTCGGGTTTCTTTTCAGCAAAAAGATTTCAAGTCAAGATAGCAGCTTTGTTGAGTGTACGGCATATGATCAGCTTAGGTACTTAAAGAATAAAGATACTTACTCGTACAATAATCTAACCGTCGGTGAAGTTATAAAGCTTATTGCTGAAGACTTCAGGCTTAATATCGGGGAGCTTGAGGATACCGGATATAAGATACCGCATAGAGAAGAACGGGACAAAACACTGTTTGATATTATACAGAATTCAATTGATGAGACTGTGCAAAACACAGGTAAGCTTTATGTGTTCTACGATAATGTAGGCAAGCTGACGCTTAAAAATATTGAAAGCATGAAGCTTGACCTGCTTATAGATATGAGTACAGCTGTAGGATATGAGTATAACAGTTCTATTGACAGCAATACTTACAATCAAGTAAAGGTTGTATACAAGAACACGAAGGATAAAACGAATGATATCTTCCTGGTAAAGAGCGGTGAGAATATCAATAAATGGGGTGTGTTACAGCTTAATGAAAGCGTAGAGACTAAGGAATCAGGCGCAAGAAAGGCCGAGGCTTTACTTAAATATTACAACAAGGTATATAAAACGCTCACGATAAAAGACGCTTTTGGGGATGTAAGAGTTAAGGCAGGTTCATCTATGGTTGTTATGCTACAGTTTGAGGATATAAAGATATCAAGCTATATGGTAGCTGAGAAGGTAACTCATACTTTCAAAAACGATGAACACTTGATGGCTTTAAAGCTTAGAGGAGGGTTGTTTAATGTATGATTTTGTGGAAGCGGTAAAGCTGGCAGCACTTGAAGCCGTGGAATCTAAGGACCCTATGCGATTTTGCTTTGGGAGGGTAAGTAAAGTAGATCCGCTTGAGATATGGATAGATCAGAAACTTACAGTACCTGATAGCGCTCTTATTCTTACCGGAATGGTGAGCAAATATTCGGTAGAAGTCGAAGGGCAGGGTAAGATTACTCTTGATAACAGCTTAAAAGTTGGGGAGCAGGTTATTCTTATCCGAGTTGACGGCGGACAAAAATATATAGTATTGGACAGAGCGAGGTGAGAATATGCTACCTGTAATTGCTAAAGATATTCTGAATATAGAAAGTAGAGCGGAACCAAGTAATACATTTCATATAGATTTTGACAGAGGCAGAATAACAGGATTTGTAGATGAAAAAGAGGCATTGAAGCAAGCTATACTGCTTATTCTGAATACGGAAAGATATAAGTTTTTAATTTACTCATGGAATTATGGTATTGAGCTTGTAGATATTATAGGTGCGCATCCGGATATAGTTGAGGATGAAGCGGAAAGGCTTATAGAAGAGGCTCTTTTATGTGATGACAGAATACTTGCCGTTTATGATTTTGATTTTAGCAGAATTAGAAACTCTATGATAATAGCATTTAAAGTTGACAGCATATATGGGGGTATTGATATAGAAACGGAGGTAAAGCTATAGTGTTTGAAGAGAATGCATATGAAAACATAGTAAACAGAGTCCTTGCAAGGGTTGATGACAGCCTTGATAAAAGAGAAGGCTCTGTAATCTTTTCTGCAGTTGCTCCTGTATGTGCGGAACTGGCACAAGCCTATATCGCACTGGGGTATCTTATAGACTGCACCTTTGCCGATACCGCACCAAGGGAATTCCTGATAAGAAGAGCTCTTGAAAGAGGTATTATACCGACAAAAGCTACATATGCGAAAGCCGTTGCGCTTTTCAATATAGATGTTGATATCGGTAAGAGATTTTCAAGTTTAAAATTTAACTGGACAGTGTCTGAAAAGATAAGTACAGGTAAATTTTATATTACTTGTGAGACTGCAGGTAGCTTACCGAATGCCGAAAGAGGAAATCTCATACCTATTGAATACATAAATGGTCTTGAGACGGCAAGCATAGAGAGTATAGAAGTGTACGGTGAGGATGAGGAGGATACTGAAGAATTTAGAAAGAGATACTTCTCATCATTTGAAAGCCAAGCATTTGGAGGCAATAAAAGAGATTATTATCAAAAGATTACAGCTATTGACGGAGTAGGCGGATGTAAGATATTTAGAGCCACAGACTCTAAAGGCCTGAAAGCTCCCGGACATGTGCTTGCTATAATAACAAATTCGGAGTATGGTCCTGCGAGTCAAACTTTAGTATCAAATGTGCAAAGAACCATAGACCCGAACGGCGATCAGATGGGTGACGGGCTGGCTCCGATAGGTCATATATGCCATATAGAGTCTGTAAAAGCGAAGAGCATAAATATAGATACTAATATAGTTTACGATGCAGGATATAGTTTTAATGCTTTGCAATCTCAGATAAATAAGGCTATAGACGGATATTTGTATGAGCTTAATAAATCATGGGATACGGTAGAAAATGTAGTTGTTAGAATATCAAATATTGAGAGTAGAATACTGGCTATAAACGGAATTAAAGATATCGCAGATACTAAGCTAAACGGTAGCCCGTCAAATGTAATACTTGATAAGGATACTATAACTGCAAGAGGTACATTCAATGGATAGGAAACTGATTGATTATTTGCCTGATATCTTAAGAAATATACTTGAGTTTAGACAGATTATGGGTGCTGAACAACCGGAACTTGAGGCTTTTTGGGGTAAGGGGAATAAGGTTGTAGATAACAGTTTTATATTAAGCGAAGATGAGGATGCCGCAAGCAGATGGGAAAAGATATTGAATATCTCACACAAAGATACAGATGAGCTTGATGTTAGAAATCTAAGAATACTTGCAGTTATGCAGGGGAGATTGCCGTATACTTACCGAACTTTATATAAAAGCTTGCTGGCAATGGTTAACTCTGAAAGAGACTTCAAGCTGAGTGTGGATGTAGATAAAAGAAGCGTATCCATAGTAGTGGCACTGTCTTCAAAGGAATTAAAAGATGAGATAGAAAAACTTGCGGAAAAGATGGTGCCGGCAAACATGACGCTTGAAGTATTGTTGTGGTACACAACTCACAGAATGCTCGAGATAAAAACTCATGGAGCACTGGAGCAGTATACTCATAGGCAAATGACAGAGCTGGATTTAAGGTAGGTGATTTATGAGACAAACAGATAATTTAAAGCTGAAAATGCCCGACAGGACAGACAATTACAATGTTGAGGATTTTAACAGCAATTTTGCAAAACTTGATAAAGCGGTAAGCAGTACAAGGCAGATACAAGTGACAGCTTCAAGGTTTAGTGCTCAAGGACCTTACACACAGCGTATAGATGTAGCAGGAATCAAGAGTACAGATGTGCCTGAGATATCTCTACTGATACCTGACGGTATTACAGATAGCGCAAGAGTAAAAGCTATAAAAAAGGCTTGGAGTTGTGTAGACAGGATAGATACATATGATGGCTATATAGTGATAAGTTGCTTTGTAAAAAAGCCTGAAACCGATATCTCGCTACTTATGAAGGGGGTGTAATATGGCACAGGCAATACTTTTAAGAGGTGGCACAGGCGGTGTTACATCTGATGATGTTACAGCTGGCAAAGCTCAAGTTTTACAGGGATATAAGACGGTCACCAGTGATAGTGATGATGAGGTTATTGAGGGAGAAATTATAAGTAGAGGTACTTTTGTAATAGCTTCAGAAGTGGTAAATGCTCCCTTTGAGGGAACTGTCCATACAAGATTTGAAGAAGGTTACTACATAAAATATGGGCAGTACAAACCTACAGTAAAAATTCCTTATGCAGTGCTGGCAAATGTTATAGGTGTAGATCCGACTAAAATGTTACAGTCACTGACACTCGCAGGTAAGCAAGGACAGATCAAGTCCATAGATACAGGAGCTAATAATTATAGATTTAATAAATCCATAGGCTATGGCATTGATAACTGGTCTGATGTGAACAATCCTGTATTTTATGTGGATTTTCCACACGGTAATGCTTTTTATAATAGAGCAGACGGACACCCTCATGTATGTATAGACGCTGATAAGCTTGGGAATGTTACGGCTGACAAAGTACTTGCAGGAAATACTTTTACAAGTAAAAACGGTGTGTCTATGTCAGGCACTATGGCTAATCGTGGCAACGGTATGGATACAGTAGAGTTCATAAATGCACATTGGGAAAACAAATTTGTGGCCAGAATGGAGCAAGGTTACTATAGCCAAAATGGACAATGGAAGCCCTATGTTTCTATACCGTATGCAGTCTTAGCAAATGCTTCAGGAGTAGACCCGGCTAAAATGCTTAAATCTCTTACCATAGCTGGTAGGCAAGGACAGATAGAAGAGAGAGGCTCTTACATGGACGCTGTTGGAGTATGGTATCATGGGGCAAGCGGTAATCTTGTGGGACAAATACCACCGGGGTACTACAGTGCTGACAATGGAAACAATAGAACAAATGTAAATATAAAGAAGCAGGATATAGTAAATGTCTTAGGTCTGAATCCTGACTTATGGCTTAATACTTTTCAGACTATGGGTATACAAGGAAAGATACCAAGATGGGTAAGTGCATCACATGTTATTTCAGCTGTAAATAACGAAGGCTTTGTTTGGGATGATGACACGGGAGCAAATCGTGGCAGAGGCATAGTAAGTAAAATAGCAAAAGGGCAGTACATAGAGAATGCTGATTGGGTATTCTTATCAAGTCCTAATTTGTATCCACAAAACGTCGTTAAAGACATCAATATCAACGGTGTTACAGGCACGAGAGACTTTGCTGACAAGGTTAATGACTATACAGTTGCGGCGAATTTGGAAATAAGTATGTCTAATCGTGAACAGGTTATTTCTTTAGGTAATGCCTATTCCGGAAGCCAAACTGTGTTTTTTGCAGTATATCTTGTAGGAGATGACGTTTATGACGGATTTGTCCGTAGGGATATGGGAAACGGCAGATATCTTATTGGACGAATACCTGTAAGTAAAAATGACAGTAATCTTATTGGAACATATGTGCGAAACGTACCTATACAGATCGAAATCATAAGGGATGGAGCAGGCAATATAAGTCTAGTATAAAAGTTTCTAAATAACTCGATTAAATAATTGTTCCATGATATAATATTCATATAGTACATATGGAGGAAAAATCATGGGT